CGAGGAAAAATTCAGGGAGGAAGTACAAAAAGCGACCGGAGCGGAGGTCTACGTTTGCTAACAGGAGGTGAAGAAATACATGGCAAGAACAAGGAGCATTAAACCTGGATTTTTTGATAACGAAATACTCGGAGACCTCCCGCCACTAACCAGGCTTTTATTCATAGGCTTATGGACCATAGCAGATAGGGAGGGGAGGCTTGAAGATAAACCAAGAAGGATTAAAAAGATACTGCTGGGATACGACGACGTGGACGCGGATGGAGTAGACAAAATGCTCCAATCTTTGCACGATACAGGCTTTATTTTCAGGTACTCAATAGACGGAAACAACTACATTCAGATAGTCAATTTCTTAAAGCATCAGAATCCACACATTAGAGAGAAGGCAAGCGAGATACCACCTCCACCAGCGGAGCTTATAACAAAGCACCATGAAAGCCCGATACATACACCAGACTTGCACGGTGCTGGCACAGTACAAGCCACGCCTATTACCGTTAACCTATCACCTTCTACTGGTAACCTATTACCCACTACCGATAACCCGCCAGAAGGCGGAGATGATGACGGGGAGCCTGATAAACAGCCAAAAAAATCTTTGTTAGAGCAGCGGTTTGATGAATTCTGGGCAGCTTATCCAAAGAAGGTAGGTAAAAAAGCAGCATGGTCAGCCTTTAAGAAAGTAAAGCCGGATGCAGAACTGTTTGACAAGATCATGACGGCAATAGGAAGAGCTAAAGCAACGTGGCAATGGCAGAGAGAAAACGGCAGATATATACCAAACCCAAAAACCTGGCTGAACGAGGGAAGATGGGATGATGAATACAAGGAGGCGAACACGAATGGAGAGTATCGGAGCATTGCTGGAACAAATGGTCAAGAACCCGCAGCCACCAAGCCGTGGAGAACAGGCGCAGCAGCGCCCGGCTTTAAGCTCGCCGGAGAAACGGACGATCCTGACAACGACCGAGAAGAAGAATGAATTCGAAGTCTCCTCCCGGGATGCGAACAAGTACACTGGCAAGGAGGCCCCGAAACCGACAACCTGCGAATTCTGCGGACAGACGCTTTATTACAAGGGCGTCCGGAGCTTCGCCAACCCCAGCGAGGTGATGATCTGGTTCAGCGAGCCGGAGCGCTGCACATGCGAGAAGGCGACGGCTTACTGGGCCGAGGTAGACGCCAAGAAGGAAGCGGAACGGATCGAGCAGGAACGACGTGAGAAGGCAGCGAGGCTGCAGGCCAAGGTCAACAAACTTTTCAAGGAAAGCGGAATCCGGGGAAGGTTTCAGAACCGGACATTTGACAGGTTCGTAGTCAACAAGGAGAATCGGAAAGCCTTCACCGTAGCCAAGAAATACGCGGACACGTTCTTTGACAGGCTGCCCGGGAAGGACGAGAGAGGCACTCCTATCCCACCGGCCATCGAGAGGAACGGCCTGCTGATGATTGGCAGCTACGGCACCGGGAAGACGCACCTGTCGACCGCGATCGCGAACCAGCTTATATCCGCCGGAGTGCCGGTCATAGCCATGACGATGATTGACCTTCTGGCCCGGATAAAGCAGAGCTACGACGGCACGGACTCGGCCAACGAAGCGGAAATCATGAAGGTTTACGAAGAAATCCCACTGCTCATCATTGACGACATCGGAAGCGAACAGCCCACAGAATGGGGCATCACAAGGATATACGCCATCATAAACGCCAGATACGAGGCATACATGCCGACGATCATCACCACGAACTACTCCACCCCGGAGCTGATCCAGAGGATGACGCCCAACTACGGCAAAGGCGGAGACAGCCGCAACGCGGAGAAGACCATAGATAGGCTCATGGAGATGTGCGAGTGCGTGGAGATGTTCTGGGAAAGCTGGCGTGGAAAATGAACACGGAAGGAAAGGAGAAAATCATGGGTAAGAAGCGCAACTGCAGAATGACCGATGAGGAAAAGAAAATGCACGAGAGAGCCATAAAGCTGAGGAAGATGACCGATGCGCAGCTTTGCGAATTCGTGGACAGGACCTACGGGCGCGGCATGGAGGAAGGTGCCAAGCTCGCAGAGGCAAACATACAGAAGGCACAGGAAATGACCGTAGACGGCGCGGTCAGCGTTAAAGCCTTTATCGAATACCTGACAGCCAGAGTCGGGACAGGAAACAGGATCGGCAAAGGAACCATCCTGCAGCTTAACAGAGAGCTGGAGACAGCCAAGAAGGACGGCCTGTTCTCCGGAGGAGGCAAATGAGGAGCCACGCGAATCGAGGACAGCCGTTCGAAGATTTCCTCGCATTCGTACACGCAAGATACCAATCAACCGGCATAGCCTGCGTACACAAGGTACCGACCGAATTCATCCCACTAAGAGACAGGACCGGGAAGGTATGCAACGCCAAGGTCGAGCACAAGAGCTGCGTAGACTACCTCGGAAGGTACAAAGGCACGCCGGTAGCGGTCGAGGCAAAGCACACGGAGAATGACCGGATACTATTCTCCCGAGTGGAGCCGCACCAAGCTGAATACATGGACGACTTCTGCAAGGACCCCGGCGCGGTCGGAATCGTTCTGGTGAGCTTCAAGCTGCAGCGCTTCTACGCGGTACCTTGGCAGTTTTGGAAGGCAGCCCGGGACGCTTGGGAATCCGGAAACGGAAAGACGCAGCTCCCGGTAGAGGTATACGGATGGAGCTGGTACACCCCGGGAATGGCAAGCGCCAGCGCAGAGCAGCTACTCCCCGACTGGGAGATCAAGACCGGCGGCACCAGCGGCCTCCCTTACCTCGACATCATAGAACGCATGAAAGGAGAAGACCATGAGCACAGAGAGCACAGACAGAGCAAATGACCGCGAAGTGGAGCAATTTGACTATGAAAAATCAGCGAAGCAGGCGAGAATTCCTTTAATTTGCATTTACGACCACCCGACAGATTACCCGGACAAATTCATAGCAAGGCTCTGGGACTGCAGCGCCCCGACCAACATCATAGCGACGGCGGACACGCTGGAGGAGCTCCGGGCGAAAATTCCGGACTGCATGGTCAAATTAGACAGGCACCCAAAGGACGACCCCTGCATCGTTGAAGTTTGGATTTAAGAATACATACAAAAATCAGAAGGAGGCGGCAATATGAGTAGAAACACAAGACCCACCCAGAGTGAGCGAGTGAAAAAGTACATGGAAGACTTCGGCAGCATTACGCAGCTGGACGCGATCCGGGACCTCGGAGTTTTGAGGCTTTCCGCCAGAATAATGGAGCTGAAGCAAAGCGGACTACTGATAGAGGGCAAGTTTGAGAAGGTCAAGAACCGCTACGGCGAGGAGGTACAGGTCAAGAGATACGCAATCGTCGAAGCCGAGAAGGAGGCGAAAGCCGGATGAAAGCAATTACATTATGGCAGCCTTGGGCGAGCCTGATCGCCATCGGTGCCAAGAAGTACGAAACCCGCAGCTGGAAGACAAACTACAGAGGACCGATAGCAATACACGCAGCTAAGAAGGACCCATGCAAAATGCCAATACTGGTGGAACCATTCGAAACAGCATTAAACGAGGAGCTGGAGAAAGCCGGGCTTACGCTTTGCCTTCTCCATACAGGACGCATAATCGCCACAGCGGAGCTGGTGAATTGCTGGCGCATCGTATACCACCCGGGTACTAACGTAGATATTGCAAAGCACATCCCGGTCGGAGCGGAGCTGGACGTCCCAATGAAGCATCCGGACTTCGGACGTTACATAGTGCCTACAGAGAAAGAAATGCTTTTCGGAGACTGGACCCCCGGGCGATACGCATGGGAGCTGACGAACGTGAAGCTCCTACCTAAGCCGATAAGGGCGAAGGGCGCACAGGGACTGTGGAACTGGGACGAAAGCGACCCAGACAGCAGACCACTATTCGAGTAAGGGAGGGCCAGCGATGACGAGATACAGATGCCTGAGCTGCGGAGGTGATCAATACTCTGCAGACCCCAGCAAAGCGAACGAGCCGTGCATTTACTGCGGCAACAAAGGCACGGAGCTCATGAAGAACCTCGAACCGGAGAACGACGAGGACTCCATCAAGAGGATCGGCAAGGAGC